CAAAGAAGAATATGTATAGCTCTGATGATGAGCTTATTGAGGGTCTTGATACAACGATAGATTGGAAGAACACGGACGACAACTCATATGATGGTGAGAAGCTGTTGTTCTTGGCTCATGACGAGTCTGGTAAATGGGTTAAGCCAAACAATATTCTAAACAATTGGCGTGTTACAAAAACTTGTCTTCGCTTGGGTAGCAAGATTATAGGCAAGTGCATGATGGGTTCAACATCAAACTCACTTGACAAGGGTGGTGATAATTTTAAAAAGTTATACTACGACTCTGACATTAATAATAGGAGTGGCAACGGTCAAACAAGGAGTGGGTTATACAGTCTGTTTATACCAATGGAGTGGAACCTAGAAGGTTTTATAGATAGGTTTGGTATGCCAGTAATGAGAACACCAAAGACTCCTGTTATTGGGGTTGATGGTGAGATGATATCAAAGGGGGCTATTGATTATTGGGAGGATGAGGTTGAATCATTGAGGGGTGACCCCGATGCGCTGAATGAATTCTATAGACAGTTTCCAAGAACAGAGGCTCATGCATTTAGAGACGAAAGCAAAAACTCCATATTTAATCTAACCAAAATATATCAACAGATAGACTTTAATGATGCGATGATTGATGGTCGAACGGTTACCCGTGGGTCATTCAGTTGGAAGAATGGTATGAAGGATACCGAGGTTGTTTTTAATCCAGACAATCGTGGTAGATTCATGATATCTTGGGTGCCCAACAAGTCTCTTCAGAATAGAGTTATAGTTAAGAACTCTATAAAGTATCCAGCCAATGAGCACATAGGAGCGTTTGGTTGCGACTCATACGACATCAGTGGAACTGTTGGAGGGGGAGGCTCTAATGGTGCGTTACATGGATTAACAAAGTTTAACATGGAGGATGCCCCAAGCAATGAGTTCTTTTTGGAATACATTGCAAGACCCCAAACGGCTGAGATTTTCTTTGAGGACGTTTTAATGGCGTGCGTGTTTTATGGTATGCCAATACTTATAGAGAACAATAAGCCAAGATTGCTTTACCACTTTAAAAATAGGGGGTATAGAGGGTTCTCAATGAATAGACCAGACAAGTTGTTTACAAAGCTGTCAAAGACAGAGAGGGAGCTTGGAGGTATCCCCAACTCGAGTGAAGATGTTAAGCAGGCTCATGCAGCCGCAATAGAGTCCTATATAGAAAATCATGTTGGCATGAAGGGGGATGATGGAGACATGAACTCGATGCCATTCAACAGAACTCTTTCAGATTGGGCTAGGTTTGATATATCAAATAGAACAAAGCATGATGCATCAATTAGTTCTGGTTTGGCTATAATGGGTTGCCAAAGACACCTGTATCAACCCCAAAAGAAAGAATCATCAATAAGTATTAACTTTGCAAGGTATAGAAATTCGGGGAATATAAGCGAAATAATTAGATGAAGGATGTAAATATAAATATTACATCTGCGGGATTTCCAAGTCAGTTTGTTTCTGATGCAGAAAAAGCCACAGAGGAGTACGGTCTCCAAATAGGTCAAGCCATACAGTACGAGTGGTTTAAAAAGGATGGTAATAATTCTAGATACTATGACCAATGGAGAAATTTTCACAAGCTAAGATTATATGCTCGTGGTGAACAGTCGGTTAAAAAGTATAAGGATGAATTAGCTATTGATGGTGACTTATCCTACTTGAACCTTGACTGGACCCCCGTTCCAATTATACCAAAGTTTGTTGACATTGTAGTAAATGGGATGTCTGACAGACTGTTTAAGATAAAAGCCTATGCACAAGATGCAATGTCTCAGTCAAATCGTTCTAAGTATCAGGACATATTGCACGGTCAAATGCTCGCAAAGGATGCACTGGAGATAATTAAAAGTGAGTCTGGCTTTGACCCATTTGTAATGAATCCCGATGAAATGCCAGCGGATGACGATGAGCTTGCACTACATATGCAAATCAAGTACAAGCCAGCAATTGAGATAGCAGAAGAGGAGGCTATCAATACAATACTGGAAGAGAATAAGTACCTTGATTTAAGAAAACAATTTGATTACGACCTAACAACCATTGGTATTGCTGTTGCAAAGCATGAGTTTTTGAAGGGTTCTGGCGTTAAGGTTTCATATGTTGACCCAGCTAACATTGTTTACAGCTACACCGAAGACCCACACTTCAAGGATTGTTTTTATTGGGGTGAGATAAAAACACTTCCGATTACGGAGTGTAAAAAAATAGACCCAACCCTAACAAATGAGGACCTAGAGAAGATATCAAAGTACAGCCAGTCTTGGTATGATTATTATAATGTTGCTCAGTTTTATGAGAACGATATCTTCTATAGAGATACGGTAACGCTTATGTACTTCAACTACAAGACCACAAAGAAGATGGTCTACAAGAAGAAGTTACTTGAGACTGGAGGGTCTAAGGTTATTGAAAAGGACGACCAGTTTAATCCTCCTGCGGAAATGATGGAGGAAGCTAGGTTTGAAAAGATTGAGAAGACTATTGATGTATGGTACGAGGGGGTGATGGTGATGGGCACAAATATTCTTTTGAAGTGGGAGCTTTCTAAGAATATGGTTAGACCAAAGTCAGCATCTCAGCACGCACTACCAAACTATGTTGCTGTTGCTCCACGTATGTACAAGGGGAACATTGAATCTTTGGTAAAGCGAATGATACCGTTTGCCGATTTGATTCAAGTGACACACCTTAAGTTACAACAGGTTATATCACGAACAGTACCAGATGGCGTATTCATTGATGCCGATGGACTTAATGAGGTTGACTTGGGTACAGGTGCTGCATACAACCCAGAGGATGCATTGAGGCTTTACTTCCAGACTGGTTCTGTTATAGGTAGGTCGTACACTCAGGATGGAGAGTTCAATAATGCACGGGTGCCAATTCAAGAGTTGAATACAAACTCTGGTGCATCAAAAACGCAGATGCTTATATACAACTATAATCATTATTTGAACATGATTAGAACCGTAACTGGATTAAATGAGGCTAGGGATGGTAGCACACCTGACCCGAACTCATTGGTTGGTTTGCAGAAGTTGGCAGCATTGAATTCAAATACCGCAACAAGACATATCCTAGATAGTAGTTTATATATATTCAGAGGTTTATCTGAAGCATTAACGTATCGTATTGCAGATATACTTGAGTATTCTGACTTTAAGGATGACTTTGTAAATAAGATTGGTCGATACAATGTATCTATACTGAATGACATATCAGACTTGTACATCTATGACTTCGGTGTATTCTTAGAGGTTGCTCCAGATGAGGAGGATAGAGCCAAGCTCGAACAGAATATTCAGATGGCACTCTCTAGGGGTGACATTTATCTTGAGGATGCTATTGATATTAGGGAGTTGAAAAATATTAAGTTGGCTAATCAACTCTTAAAACTAAAGCGTAAGAAGAAGCAAGAGAAGGAGCAGCAGATTGAAATGCAAAAGCAGGCGATGGTTGCACAACAAAATATGCAATCACAGCAGATGGCTGCACAAACTGCAATGCAAAAAATACAAGCAGAGACGCAATCTAAGATGCAGATTAAACAAGCAGAGATTGCATTCGAGATGGAAAAGATGAAGGGAGAGGCTATGTTAAAATCTCAGCTAATGGCGGAAGAGTTCAAATACAATTTGGAGTTGAAGGGCTTGGCTGAAGATGCTTTACAGAAACGTGAGAATCAAAGAGAAGACGCTAAGAAGTCACGGATAAGCCAACAGAATACACAGCAATCTCAGTTAATAAATCAAAGAAAAAATAACCTTCCGTCAATAAACTTTGAATCAAATGAGGATAGTTTGGATGGGTTTGATTTGTCTGAGTTTAGCCCAAGGTAGTGGAAATATTAATATAGTATTAGTATTATTTTTGTAAAAATATAATTAAATGGAAATTAAGGTAAGAGAACTTAGTGGTGTTGAGGAGAAATCAACACAACAGGTTGAGGAGGAATTACTCCAAAAACACGAAGAAGAGTTGAACTCTTCACAAGAGGTTTCAGATGTGGAAGCATCTGAGGAAGATGCTAAAGAAAATATAGAAGAAACTCAGACCTCAGAGTTGAGTGAGGATGACGTTCTTTCATATATTAAAAACAGATACAACAAAGAGCTTAACTCTGTTGAGCAACTTTTTGATGAACGAGAATCGTCTGAAGAGTTGCCCGAAGATGTTAAAGCATACTTTGAGTATAAAAAGAAAACTGGTAGAGGAATGGATGACTACATTAAGTTATCCAAGGATTTCTCTTCCATGGATGAAGACCAGCTTTTGTCTGAATACTTCATTGCATCTGGTGATGCATTGGATGATGATGACGTTGATGTCCTTATGGATGAATATTCTTATGATGAGGAGTATGATGACGAAAAGGAAATCAAGAAAAAGAAGCTGGTAAAGAAAAAGAAAATTGCAGAAGCTAAGAAATACTTTGAGGAGCAAAAAGAAATGTACCGCCAACCCCTTGAGTCAAGCACGGTTGGAATTTCTGAGGAGCAACAAAAAGAAATCGAGGCATATAAGCAATATTTAGCCGAAGCTAAAACAACCCAAGAGGAAGTTAATCGTAAGCGGGAATGGTTCCTTGAAAAGAGCAATGAGGTATTCAACGATTTCAAAGGTTTTGATTTCAAGATTGGAGACTCTACCCTTACATTTAATCCGACTGGAGATGTTAGCAAACTTAAGGAGGAGCAAACAAATTCAATGAGTTTTGTTGCAAAGTACCTCGACCCACAGACGGGATTGATTAAGGATGCCAACGGATACCATAGGGCTTTAGCTGTAGCTATGAACCCAGAAAAGTTTGCCAAGTTCTTTTATGAGCAGGGCAAGGCTGAGGCAACTGAGGATGTTACTCGTAAGATGAAAAATATTGATATGTCTGAGAGAAGAGCACCTGAAGTTACCAAAAGCAAAGATGGGCTTAGTATTCGAGCACTCAGTCAACCTGAAGGTCGAGGACTAAAAATTAAAAGTAAAAACAGGTAAAACATTTAAAACAAAAAAATTATGGCAGGTTCATTTACAGGAGCAGGTTACGCCCTTCAGCCAAGCGCACAACAAGTGACAAAAGCAAGTAACTATATTACAGATTTCAACTTCTTGAATCAGTATCTTCCAGATACGTATGAGAAAGAATTTGAGCGTTACGGAAACCGAACAGTTTCTAGTTTTATTCGTATGGTTGGTGCAGAAATGCCTTCAAACTCTGACCTTATCAAATGGGCAGAGCAAGGACGTTTACACATCAAATATGTGGATTGTACTACTATAGTATTAACAAATGCTGATACTGCAACATTTACTATCAATGATGCACTTAATCCAGACCGAAGTGCTATTGGATTGACAGCTGGTAACTACGCTATCCGTGTTGGTCAGACAGTTGTTATTTCAGCAAACAACGGTGATGGAGAATACAAAGCTATTGTTACTGCTGTTGGTGGAACTAACAACAGTGAAGTTACTGTGGCTTTCTATAATGCAGATGGTATTACAAACAGTGCAGCAACTAATAAATGGACCATCTTTATTTATGGTTCTGAGTTCAAGAAAGGAACTAATGGTATGTCTGACTCTTTGGAGGCTGATGACGAAATCTTTGAAAACAATCCTATTATCCTTAAGGATAAATATGCAGTATCTGGGTCTGACATGGCTCAAATCGGATGGGTTGAGGTGACTACTGAGAACGGTGCTACAGGTTACTTGTGGTACATGAAGTCTGAGCACGAAACTCGCCTTCGTTTTGATGACTATCTAGAGACTGCAATGATTGAAGCAGTTCCTGCTGAAGCAGGTTCTGGTGCTGTTGCAGCTGACTTCAAAGGTTCTGAGGGTGTATTCTACTCAGTATCAGACCGAGGTAACCTTTGGTCTGGTGGTGCTCCAGATGCATTGAGTGAGTTTGATACAATCATTGGTCGACTTGACTCTCAGGGAGCTATTGAGGAGAATGTAATTTTCTTAGACCGTGCGTTTGGATTTGCTATTGACGATATGTTGGCAGAGCAAAACTCTTACGGTACTGGTGGAACAAGCTATGGATTGTTCGACAACGATGAGAATATGGCGTTGAACCTAGGTTTCTCTGGTTTCCGTAGAGGATACGATTTCTACAAGACTGATTGGAAATATCTAAACGACCCAACCATGCGTGGTCAATTGGCTACTGGTTCTGGTTCTGGTCAAATTAATGGATTGTTAGTTCCTGCTGGTTCTACAACCGTATACGACCAAATCATGGGTAAGAACGCAAAGCGACCATTCCTACACGTGCGTTACCGTGCTTCACAAACTGAAGACAGACGATACAAAACGTGGATTACTGGTTCTGCTGGAGGTGCTGCTACATCGGATGTAGATGCGATGGAGGTTAACTTCTTGTCTGAGCGTTGCGTTTGTACATTGGGTGCAAACAACTTCGTATTGTTCGAAGATTAATAAACATTCTAGGGGAGTGTCTTCAAAGACACTCCTCTTTTTTTTAAACTTTAAATTAAATATAAAATGAAATTAGAATTAAAAGACAGAGTCTATAAACTCACAAGAGGCAAATCACCATTGTCTTGCATCATTCCTTCTCGTAGTAGCAAAAGAAGACCTCTGCTATATTTTGATGAGGAACAAGGAGTCAACAGAGCG